CAGCGCCGTCGAACACATTGCAACACAATTAGAGGTCATGCACCTCGACATGCGCGAAGAAAGAAAGGAGACTTTTGGCCGCCTTAACTCAGTAGAGCAGCGGGTAAGCAAGCTAGAAGGCAGATGACGTCAGCACTCATCAAGGTCTAACGTAGGAGCGTTTACACATGGAAACCGTGTCTGTTGAAAACGCTGCAATCATCGCCATCGTCATTGCTGCCGGCAGCGAGATCATCGCTATCAGCCCGCTGCGCTCCAACAGCTGGCTGCAGCTGCTGCTGCAGGCTGGCCGGATGATGTTCCCCAAAAAGCGTTGACTGATGACCAACACCGCACCGATCACGCTGGAGCAGCTGTTCCGCTTCTACCGGAACGAGCCACACCAGGCCGCTGCTATCCAGCTACTGGAGCAAGATCTGGCGGTCAGCGGCTATGCCGCTGCCATGCGCCGCAATCGCGCATGGTTTCAAACCTGGAGCCAAGACGGCAAGCAAGCTGATCTGGCCGCGGCGCTAAAGCTGATCAAGGAGTTTGAGGGCACGCACCTTGAAGCCTACGCCGACCCGTTGCACGGCTGGGACGTGGCAACGATCGGCTACGGCACCACCCGCTACGGCGACGGCCGCAAGGTCAAGCAAGGCGACAAGATCAACGCCATTGAGGCGGACATGCTGCTCCGCCAAGAAGTGGATCGGATCGCGGCCAAGCTGCGCGCCACTGTGCCGTTCTGGGTGGCGCTAGCCGATCAGCAAAAGTGCGCGCTCATCTCCTTCGCCTACAACCTCGGCAGCGGCTTCTATGGCGAGCCGGGTTTTGAAACCATCAGCAAGCGGCTGCGTGAGAAGGACTGGGCTGCAGTGCCCGCTGCCCTACTCCTCTACCGCAACCCCGGCACCAACGTTGAAGCCGGCCTCAAGCGGCGCCGCATCGCGGAGGGCGCGCTATGGACTGGTGCCCAGCCGCCACCGCCGCCACCTCGCCCCGCCAAGGCCAAGCCCGGCGATCCGTTCAGCACCAAGCTGACGCCCCACTTCACCCTTGGCGAGTTTGCCCTAGGTGATCCGGCCCGGCGCTTCACAGCGCAGCACCAGGTGGACACCGCCATCGAGCTGGCGGCGTTTTTGGAAAAGGTGCGCGTCCAATTTGGAGGCAAGCGCATCACCATCACCTCGGGCTACAGACCTGCAGCAATTAACCGCGCAGTTGGTGGTGCATCTGGCAGTGAGCACCTGTATGACGCGCCTGGAGTGGGAGCTGTGGACTTTTTCGTAGACGGTGCAGACATCAACGCGGTGCAGGCTTGGTGTGACAAGGAATGGCCGTTCAGCATCGGCTATGGCGCAGCTAAGGGGTTCGTTCATTGCGGGATTCGTCAGGGCCGGCCTAGGGTCAGATGGCCGTATTAGCCAACGCATGATCATCCCTGACCACGAGATCGCCCGCCTCTGTCGGCAGGCGGCGATGGTGGTGCCATACAACCCCGAGCTGCAAAACCCAGCCAGCTTGGATGTGCTACTGGGTGATCGGTTGATGGTTGAGGTGCCCGAGCGCCCCGATCTGCAGATCCTCGGCATTGGCCACCACACCCAGTCAGATCCGTATTGGCTGGCACCGGGTGAGTTTTGCTTGGGCGAAACGCAGGAGATCTTCAACCTGCCCAACCACATTGCTGCGCAATTCGTGCTGAAGTCCAGCCGTGCCCGTGAAGGGCTGGAGCACCTACTGGCCGGCTACGCGGACCCAGGATGGCATGGCAGCCGGTTGACGCTGGAGCTGCAAAACGCGCGGCGATTCCACAACATCGCGATGTGGCCCGGCATGAAGATCGGCCAGATGGTGTTCCACGTCATCGCCGGCGAGCCTGAACGCACCTACCGCGAGACGGGCCGCTACAACAACGACGAGCAGGTGACCGCTAGTCGAGGGTGATTTGCAGCCGGCTGATCCTTGCCGGCGCTTCTGCTGGGTCATCCAGCGGGATCATTCGGTACTCATCAACGCCGTGGGTTTCTGCCCAGTGCTGCGCGGCGATGTGGGTAGGGAATGGCCCGACGTGCCAGATGCCAAGGTCAAGGATGTAAGTCATTTCAGGGATGGGTTGCGCTGCTCAGGCGTGAGGCTGGGGTGGTCTTCGTCATCATCATCCTCGGGCAGATCCTCGGGGATGTAGTCGTATTCGGGATCGAATGGGCAGGTCATGGGAGAGGGCACAAGCCGATCCAGTCTCACTTGCTACCGTTGGTTCAGCCGGGCCAACGCCCATGCGGGCTTACCTGGTCGAGATCAACGCCAAGATCATCGTCCGCTCCGACACCGAGCCATCTGAGCTGCCGGCTGACATCTACAGCCAGCTGGCGGAGTTCATCCCCAGCGATGACGACATCATTGACCTCGACGTTTCCGCTTTCCTGTTGCCTGGCCAGGACGATGGAACACCGGATTGAAGAGACGCAGCTTGTCACCCGCAAATCTGCGCGCGATCAGATCCATCTCGCATGGAACTATCAATGCGCCTACTGCGGCGACCAGCTCAACCGCAGCCCCACCCTTGACCATGTAGTGCCCAAGGCGCTGGGCGGCATCCATCACCGCTCCAACCTCGTCAGCTGCTGCTTCATGTGCAATAGCCAGAAGGGCCATAAGCACTGGGTGGATTGGTTTCGTCAGCAGCCGTTCTGGTCCGCTGAACGTGAGTGGTCAATCGTCCAGTGGCTCAGCGGTGGCTGCTAGCGCCCCACTATCTGCTCGGCGTAAAGCATCGCCTGCCACAGGTCTGAGCTGTAGCGGCAAGTGCCGGCTGTGCAAGTGCGGTAATACAGCTCCCCGCCATCAGCAGGCTCCAGCGTCTCAACCATCACGCCAGGGGATGGCTCGATGCTGCTGGTTACTTTGGGCTCTTGCATGGCGTGAAGACAGCGCAGTTAGGTGCAAACCTGCCACCAGTTTGGCGGCACTCGGGGATGTCAACCTCACACCGGCCGCGGCCGCCAGGTGTCCAGTGGATGCAATCCCAGCACATCACCTTCGGCTGCGTGTCGGCCTCCACCGGCCGCACCTTCGCGCGAAATGCTTGGTAGTGCATGTTGCCGCGTTCCATTGCCTGCCGCAAATCAACCGTGCCGGTATCAACCACCAAATGGTGTTCAGGCTTGGGGCCAATGTTGATCGTTGCGTGCCACGTCTGGCTCGCCCGCTCGCAGATCAACAGCAGGCGGCCAGCGTGTAGGGAGATCATTCGTCTTCGCCGTGTGCTGGCTGATGAAAGATCCGCTCAAACACCATGCTAAGTGGGTCCTGCTCTATGTTGCGCTCAAGCACAGTGCGCGCAATTGGATCAGTTTGATCGGCAGCAAAAAAGACATCAGGCCAAAACTTATCTTTCACCACCAGCAGGCTGACCCGTGGGCTTTTGGTCAGCAACCAAATGGCAATGCGATCCAGTGGTGACAGGTTGGGTAAGGTCATGGCTTTAGTTTGGCAAGTAACCGGGTGAGATACCACTGGGCTTTTGCGGCATCTTGAGCAGGGTTACCCTTGCCCCACATCCGCAAAAGATACTTGAGCGCCTGCCATTGCAACCCACCAAGTATCGGATCGGGCGCGTGCTGCACCGCATCCTCGATCACGTCGATCGCTTCAAACCGGCCGGCCGTGTAGTGCTCGGGATGGTTCACTGGATCGCTCATGCCGTCATCTCGTCATATGGGGTAGCGACCAGCCGCCAGCGATCACGCATCACAAGCTGACCACCTGTCAAGAAGTTGCGCATCGTGCCGCGTGGAATGCCATGACGGCGTGCCCAATCCCATCGTTGGGTGACCGTTATCCGCTGGGTGCGCTGCGCGCGCACGTCGCGCACCACCCAGGCAGGCTCGGCATCTACTGGCGGCTGCTCACCGTGCTGGCGCGCCACCCACCAGACCCAAGTTCCTCCACCGTTGCCGACGCTGATGCGGCGCAGCAGTTGCTGATCTTCCAGCTTTCGCAGCGAGCGGTTGAGCGTGGCGCGGTCAGT